CGACTTCCCGAGTTGCTCCTGCTCGACGCCGCTCTGCTCGGCCGCGGCCGACCACTGCTGCACGAACTGCGTCGAGACGCCCCACTGATCTGACAGGTCTTTGACCGCGCCCGCCGCATCGAACACGCTGCCGACGAAGTCCTTGAGGGCGCCGACCGAGAACGCGATCCCGACCGCGCCCGCGATCTTCGTGATCGAGCCCACCCAGTCGCTCGTCTTGTCGTTCGCGTCCTTCGTCTTGTCGGCGATCTCCTGCAGGTTCTTCGGGACCTCCATCCCGAGCTTCTGCATCTTCGCGACGGCCTCATTCGCCGTCGAGCCGAGCCGGGCGAGTTCTTTGTCGGTGAGGGCCGAGACGCCGCCGATCTCCTCGACGGCCTTCGCCATGAGCGTCGCGTCCTGGATGATCTTGCGGCCGGAGAATTGATTGCCGAGGGTGTTCAGCCGGCCGCCGACCTTGTCGGCGCCGTCGCCGAAATCCTTCAGCTTCGCGTCGGCCTTGTCGACCGCGTCGTAGAAGCTGGAGAAGTTCGCCGTGAAGGTCGCGGAGAGGGCCATATTACTTTCGGCTGCGCGCGGCTTCTTCGTTCAAGGCATCGACGAGCACGCTGTAGACGTCGACGGGCAAGTCGAGCAGATCGTCGTACGTCCAGCCCATCACGCGGCAGATGTGGAGGTCGGATCGGGTGCGCTCGATCCAGCCGAGAGTTTTTTTTGGTGCTCCCGCTCGTCGGTCATCGCGGCGTCGTGCGCCTGGATCGCCTCGAGGATCTCGCGCAGGCTCTCGGGCGTCTGGTTCTTCAGGGCCGCCGCGACGAACGCATACGGCTGATCGCGAATCCGGATCGGCTTGTCGTCGGCGTCGGTGATCGACCAGTCGAGCAGATAGCTCACGGCCTGGGCAATCCCAAGCTGCTCGAGATCGAGCTCGGGCTTCTCGCCCTGGCGGAACGAGCCCGCTTTGATGACGCGTGCGTGCGCCTCGCGCTCCTCGCCGGCGGTCAAGTGCTTGCGCACGAGCAGCCAGTCGCCCTCGGATATGTCGAGCCGCATCTCTTCTTGCCGGCGATAGCGCGATCCCATTCAGGGCTCCTGACGTTTGGGGAGCAGCCGCGCGGACAGCTGCCCCTGGTAGACGGTGACGTCGCCGAGCGGGCGCCGGGTCGGAATGCCGTCGGCATTCGCGATCTCGAGCGTGAGCGGCGTCTGGGTGATCCGGAAGCCGTCGACCGACACGACCGAGGCGGTGAAGACGCCGTCCTCGATACGCCAGGGGCCGAGCGTGGCGGCCTGTTGATACCCCAGCCGCACCAGGGCCGCCACGCCTTCGAAGACAATCCGATGCCCGCTGCCGACGACCGCCATCGGCCGTTACGGGGCGATGCCGGCGACCCAGGCGGTCCCGTCCCAGTGCGCCGACGAGCCGTCGCCGAGCTTGATATAGGTCCCGGTCGGCCAGGCCGTGACCGGCGCCGCGACGATGGCGCCCATGCCGGCCAGGTTCGGCGGGGCCATCGCGCCCGCCGGCGTGAACGAGCCCGGCGAACTGACGCCATTGGCGCCCGTGGCGGCGACCATGCTCGTGCGCGTCCAGGCGCCGTTGGCGACGAACGTCGCGTCGATCGTGACTGCGGCCGTGACGCCGCCCTTGATGTTCGCGTCGAGATGCGCCGGGCCTTCCCAGGCCTGCGACGAGGTCGCGCTCGGATAGATCGCCAGGAAGCAGCCGGTATCGACATCGGCGGCATCGAAGATCACATCGGTGAGCCGATCCCAAAACGCGGTGAAGGAGCCTGAGAGATCCTTCAGGCCCATGACGTACCGCTTGTTCGCGTCGCCGAGGGACGTGACCTCGACCTTGTCCTTCGCCATGTTCAGCGTCCAGTCGCTGATGTTGCCGATGGCGACGTAGGGATCGCCCGCGTTCATCTTGAGCGCGACGATCCCCTCTTTGCCGTGGGTACCGGGATTGTTGACGGGTGCAGCGGGTGCGGCCATGTGCGTGTCTCCTTCAGTCAGTTATGCGGTGCCCGTCACGGTGAGGCCGGCCCGCGCGATCAGATCAACCAGGGCCGCAGTCATGATCCGACGCCGCGCGATGGCGATCGGAATGAACACGTTCCCGGCGGGCATCCTGCCCGTAGATTTGCCGTTGGCCCACGCGCGTGAGCCCGTGCCCTTCTCGAAGAGGTACGCGTGCCGCGCCGTGCTCTTCACCCGCGCGGTCGCACTCACGCGATCGCCGCCGACGTCGACCGCGACGTGGTTCGCCAGGTTGCCCGTGCGCGTGTGCGAGGCGTACGCCGCCGTGATTTGCCGCGCGGCCTCCTCGGCCTGCGCATGGACGATCGCGCCGGCCTCGGCGACCAGGTCCGGCGGGAGCTTCAGGAGCGCCTGGCGGAGCTCGGTGAGCCCGTTAATACGCAGCTGGTTCTCGGCCACGGGCCACGACCTCCACGCACATGAGCTGCAGATCGACATGGCGCTCGTCGACGTCGGTGATGCTCTGCACTTGCAGCTTGCGCCCCTCGAAGATCACGCGCGTCTCGAGCGTGATCCCCGGGTGATACCGGCCGCGGACGAAGTAGGCCGCCTGGCCGTCGATGACCTGGCCGGCCGTCGACTGGATCGCGCAGTACCAGTCGGGCGGCTCGAGCGCGACCGCGGGATGCTCGAGCGTCACATGATGCCGATACGCCCCGATCCCCATCAGGCCATCCCCGGATCGCGATACTGCGCGAGCAGGTTCCGGAGCTCCTTCCAGATGACGGCCTCGTCGCTCCGCGCGTTCGCGCCCAGATCGTCGCCGCGGTGCTCGTAGTAATGCACCGTCACCAGCAGGATCGCGTGCTTGACGGCCATCGGCGCGGTCGACGGCGTCCAGGTCGCATCGGCCGCCGGCCCCAGATACGCGAGCACGGCCTCTTGAGCGGTCGCGAGCTTCTCCTCGACGTCTATGTCCTGCGCCGCGTCGGTGATCCGCAACTGGATCGCCTTGACCTCCGCGGTCGTCCAGAGCGGGCCGTCGAGCGCGACGCGCGAATAGTCCAGCGTCATGCGGGCGTCTCGACTTCCGTCGCCGTCGCATCGACCGGAGCCGCCGGCGCCGCGGCCGGGGGGGCCGCCGCGGGCGCCGGCGCCGCCAGGTCGCGCATGGCGAGCGCTTCGAGCGAGTAGTACTGCTGCTGCAAGAACGGCGAATCGCCGCCCGGGACCGGCCCGAGCCCGAAGTACTTCAGGCGCGCTTCGTTGGGCGACAGCGCGCCGGCGCTGATCGCATCGTGCGCCGCCTTGGTCTTGGTCGCCGTGTCCATCCAGATCAGGTCATCGAGATCGAACTCCGTCCCGTAGGGCGCCGGCAGCTCGAGGCCCGCATCGAGCGCGGCCTCGATGTGCGTCAGGTGCGTCTGCAGGCACTGCGAGTGGTACTGCAAGGTCGATGCTTCGTTGTTCGCGTACGGCGGCTGCTGGCTCGAATCGACCATCGAGATCGGGACGCCGAAGCACCCGGCGATGAGCTTCGCGGAGAGGCCCATCTGTTCGATGAGCTGCGAGTCGGCGGCCGACGCCCCGACCGGCTCGTATTTCATGTAGTCGCCGAGAAACGCCGTGCTGCCGGCGCCCATCTGGTTCCAGGTGGCCTTGAGCCGCTCGAGCGTCTTCTGATCGAGCGATTGCGGCCGGCTCTCAGGCGGCATCAGGATCCCGCTCGGCCGCCCACCGCCCGAGAAGAACTGCGTCGAGGCCGCCTGCATCTCGAGGCCCTGGCGCGCCGCCCCGCCGCAGGCGTAGAGCGGCGACAGACCGACGAGCGGGTGATAGGCGCAGTTCCAGCGGTCGTGAATGATTTCCTTCGCCGGCGCGGCCATCGGCCCGTCGATGCCGGCCAGGTCGCTCGTCTGGAGCTCGTAGTACACGCTCCCGTCGGGCGCCACGAGCGGCTTCACGCGGCACGGGTCGAGCACGTAGAGCGACGTCACGACGCCGCGGGCGTCCCGATCCTTCAGGACGTACGTGTTGCCCCAGAGGAGCTTGCTGAACATCCAGACTTCGAAGAACTGGGCCGGCGTCTGGTAGCGGTTCGGGACGCGCAGGACCGGGGAAAACGCTGGGCTCGTCGTC